AAGAAGCATATCAGTTAGACGTCAAAGGGTATCGTGCTCTCTCAGATGATTGGCGGTTTGGTAAGGGTAAGCCGCCAATCAATGATAAGACTCCAGCTGAACTGTTTGATGAGTATCTTTCACTATAGGAAACCTGGGCGTATGAAAACCCGAGGCTCATTGAGGAACTAGAATTAATTTCTAGAGGTAAGGTTCTTACCGATCGTTTCGCCACATCACACGTCAATCAGGCTCATGCGTTGAGCGTCATCATCGACAGAATTCGCACGAACGCCAGATTGCCATTCGAGTTTTGACATATGCCATCATTTAACCGCACAGTCACGGTAGATCTTTCAACCGATGAAGTCACCAAAATCCTAATTGAGGTGTTTAAGTTGCCTAAGGACACGAAGGTTAACTTCCACATCGGTCACCACTCTGATCCTATGGATCGCTTTTCTACACCATTCTGCAATCGGGTGTCTTGCACATACACAGAAGAAACGGAGATTGGAAGTCAAAAAACCACCTCACGAGGAACATCCCAATTTGAAGATCAGCCAGCAGGTTGGCAGGGTCGATAAAGTACGTCGGAGATAAAAGTGCCAAAAGCAAACGTTGAAGTTTTTGAGGAGTGCGATCTTTGGCTGGGTAAGGGTAGTCAGGCTGACATCAATGTCGCTGATATCGACGTTGAGTATGACTTTACCCCTGCCTCGCACACAGATCATCCATATGGTGAAGGTACCGCTCGAGAGTATCACCCTGCTGAAGTGAACATTTTGTCAGTAAAGCTACGTAATGATGTAGACCGAACTGATGAAGATGGAAACGTTATCGGGAAGCTCGCAGAGGGGACCGATTTGCTTGATCAACCATGGTGGTTGGACCACTGGAGTGACTGGCTCATCGAAGAAATCTGTGAGCGTGTTGAAGCCTCCTCATTTGACGACTTCGATGATTTTGACGACTTTGACGATGTCGATGAGTTGGCTGGTGTACTCTAATCCGTGAACCTGAAACTGTTTAAGCAAAAGTTGTACGCGATTCATCGAATAGACTAAAATACACCTACTGCAGCAATGTAGTGATTGCCGTAATTCGGCGTGACTTGAAGGATTCTGGACGCGGGTTCAATTCCCGCCACCTCCACCAGAAGCGCATCAAGACCACCTTTACAGGTGTGTTTCTGATGGGGGTGTACTGGTTTCGACAGGGTTACGGAGATGAACGACGCGGCACGCGTGGCTTCGTAAGAGCTCAGATAACAACTGCAAATGACTCTCAAATCCGCGTCGCAGCTTAAAAACCTGCTCCCGGTGTGGTTAACCGCCATATAACCCAAAGGTAGGGGAAACCCGCTTAACGAGGATCTTCGGATCCTCGTTTTGTTTCCGGAACCTGATTGGTGTTCCGTTGGTTGCTTCTGGGGCAACTTAATAGCTCATAACAACGGAGGCGCCAATGGACACAGCTCGAGCAACTGGAAAAACTTCACGTGCTATCTTGCGAGCGGCGCTTGCCTTGTCTTTTGAAAAGCGCGTCTTGCTAGTGACTCATAATTACGAAATGAGCGTCCGAGCCATTTCATTAATTCAGGAATGCCTCGCATCAATTGGTCTTCCTCATTTAGTACAGCGCGTCAATCGTCACGAACTCTCATTCAAGAATGGCGATGGTACTCTTCATCTCGTAACCCCAGATTCACTTGAACGAATGCGCGGTTCGTCTTATGATGAAATAATCATAGATACTGAGCTGATGGATACGCAAATGTCAATAATCTATACGCACTTGAAAACACAAGGCGTGGATTCAGTATCTGGAAAATCTTCACCGTCTTTAATTGCTCCTCAAAATGTCACTCGCACGCTCAGCTCTCGTGGTACTCGCCGCACTCAGCAACGTAGCTGACGCAGGGCAGTCACTTCCAGAGTGGCAGGTATTTGGGTCAAACAAAGCTGCCACTTATGAGTTCGCCAGACAGAGTCTCGTCACCGACCCTACGTCGTTGACTACAGAATTTGTCATGCGGGTGACCTTGAAGGACGCGCGGGTTCTTGACGGTAAAAGCGTCAAATTTCTCGTTCAACGAACTCTTGCCATGTGCGCGCATAACGTATTGGTCATTATGGACGAAGAACGAAGAACAACCGCCGGTGAACTGATTGGGGTAGTGCGTGAAGCTGCGGTGTACCCTAACCAAATGATTCAGGGTGAACCTGTAGCAGAAATCATGCAGCACCTTTGCGGAATAAAGACTCGCGAAAAACCGGCTGCGAAAAAACTTGAGGTATAAAAATGAGTCGATTAGAATTATGGGCAGAAGGATTTATCGAAGATGAAGACCTTACTGAAGATGAAGTAACTGAGTTGACATCCCTAGTGCATGCCGCAGTCACTAAGAAAATTCTGTCGCGCCCAGGCTCACACACTTTCCCAGAGCATAGCACTTTGCAATAATTTCAGGTCAAATAGTTTCTAACTAAAGAGTGTTGTATAATTTTACATGCACTCATAGTTCAGTGGTTAGAACAGAGGACTCTAAATCCTTGTGTCATGGGTTCGAATCCCATTGAGGGCACCAATACCACTGGAACATTTTGCAGGAGTCGCAGTGAAACTGAATGACCTTCGCGGGAACTGGTTCGTAGCACAAACCGACAAAAGTGGCGACATCATAACGTCGACTCGCATTAAAGTGACTGATAGAGTTTTGGATCTTGCGCGACAAGAAAAGCCTGTTGACAACACCGAGCAAATGTGCGCGGCTGAAGATGTAGCACGTACTCTCAGTGACGAACACGGTGTCGACTACACATTCTGGTTTTCTTAGACGAATCTAAAGTTTGGGTGTCGAGCTCCGCTTTTTCCAGATCCTAGTGCTTTTCCGAGGGCGCGCAGAGATGGATAGATCGTGATTCCATCAATTGTGCAGGGGCGAGAAGCTTTTACGTTTGGCTTTCCTCTCTTGCCGTTAGAAATTGCGCTCTTAGTTTGTTCGCTTCGCGCTTTTCCTTTCAGAGCTTCGGCAATTTTAGTGCAATGGTCCTCCGAAAGAGTCCTATCACGAGATTCCCATGCTGCTTGCATTGCTTTCTTATGTTCTTCGGTTTTCCCCTTGCCAGTTAATGCTTGTGAGATTTTCTCAGCATGTTCTTTTGTTTTTGGCACACCGCGCATCCCATCGGCAAGTTTCGCTTTAGTTTCTGCAGTGTGTTCACCTCCAAACATAAAGCTTGAGCTAGCAAGTGCCTTGTTAATGAAGAGCGGCGATTTAGGAACACCCACCAAAAGTTGTAACGCAAGTTCAGCCTCAAACGCTTGCTTTCGTGTTGAGTGCTCACTAATTACGACAGTGCTAAATAGGTGTGAGTTCAGTTCGAGTTCATCAAGCCAAATTTTCCTGTATTGTTTTGATCTGACGGATCCTCGATAACCTGAATTGAAATTTTCCAAGCTAGTAGAACCAATGTAGAATGGTGGTAGACGGTCACCTCTGTAAACCGTCAAATAGACAACATAGGACTTCATTATGCGTTCGTAGACAAATCATCATTACCTATATAGCATCTCTCGCCGCGATATCCCACTCGCGCAACAGGCTATTCAGGCAGGGCATGCCGCAATCGAATACGCTTACCGTCATGGTCGTCCATCTGACCATCACCCATCTCTGATCTACCTCACTATTCGAGACAAAGCTGATCTCGAGACGTTGAAGTCTTCACTTCACGCAGAAGGTATTCACACCACTGAGTTTCACGAACCCTACCAAGACTGGGGTTTGACTGCCATCGCCTGTCAACTGGGCGAGGATCAACGACGTCTGCTTAAACATCTGCCACTCTGGAGGAACGCAAAATGAAAGACACCGTAATCAATGACGAAGACGTCAAGTGGGAAATGCATTGGGATCAGAATAAGCACCCCAATCAGCCAGAGATTGAAATCATGTTTGAGCCAGCGCAAGCACTCGCCAGATTATTGGCTGAGCAAGTCATCTTCTTGAATGATCACTGGTGGCGTGATGACTGGCCCACAGACGCAAAGAAGATGACTTCGCTGAACGTGAACTGTAATGATGTTTTCGCCTGGGCATGTGCTGAAGGTGAAGAGATGCTGAACTCTGAACTGCGAGATCTATACGACCACTGGGAGAAGGATCCTTCCTGGGGCCCTGCAGTTTGGTGTTGTAAGAAAAGGAATGAGATGCCACAGAAGCCCGTTTACGATATGATCCAAGCCGCAGGAATCTGGGATCTTGAGTCGATGTATCTTAAGCCGAACCAGTATGGTGAATTTCTACGAGAGAGTGCAACTCAGAACAAAGCCTCGGCGACACGAGGGGCTGCCGGTTAAACACGAATAAACTCGGCATTAGGTTCTTCACAGCAGCAGTGAATCAGAGCCGGTGGCCTCTAAGAACTTTGTCACCGGCTATTTGTCACCTAATGCCTGTATTTGCGCCCCCCCCCAAAAAGGAAATGATCATGATGTAGATTTACCCTCAAAATTTTGATGAACTCAAACAGGCTATGTCCTCTGGGTTCCAGTTCAAAGACCTCACGTATTGGGGTCATGGATCCATGGTTGTTGATTACTTCGATGACCTAATGACCCCTGTACAGCAGAAAACTTGGCAGCTGCCAAAATGGTTTACCGAGAATGCTGAATGGATTCGCGCAAACCTTGTGAAAGATTTGTTGTTGATCAGAACCTATCAACAGTGGCATGATTGTGGTAAGCCATACTGTAGAGAAGTAGATACTTCGGGAAAAGTTCACTACCACAATCATGCCAACATTTCTGCGGATATATGGTTATCTCTCGAAGGTAACAAACGTGTTGCTGATCTGATTGCTCGTGACATGGATTGCCACTTATTGCGCCCTGCTGATGCGTTAGAGTTCAGCACCACTCCGGACGCGTTTATCCTGTTGATTACGACACTATGCGAGCTTCACGCTAATGCTGAGATGTTTGGCGGAATTCAATCGGATTCCTTCAAAATCAAGTGGAAAAGACTCAACAAATGCGGTAACACCATCGTCCAGGCTATGAAAGGTTCACACAAGTAATTCATCCCGAAAAAGCAAGTTGTGTAAATAGTAACTAGACTATTGCTACTGGAGAATTGCATGCTTATTGACGGTCTTAACCTTATTGGAGGTTCAGAAATCACAAACCTTACAGTAGCCAGTGGAACGAGTTTCCCAATGTCTCCATCACAGGGCGAACTCTTTTTTAGATCTGACCTGGGTAAGCTTCATATTTTTGATGGTGTTACATGGCAAGCTTCTGATACCGATGTTTTGGCCGGTGATAGCGTGTTCTCTGGCGATGTTAGCTTTACTGGAACTGTTGCCGGGCTAACACCCACGGCTCCGGAGCAATTTGCGACTAAAGGTTATGTTGATGGGGTTGACGCAACTAAAGTAGATAAAGTCGTTGGAAAAGGTCTCAGCACTGAAGATTACACAACAACTGAAAAGACTAAGCTTGGTGGTATTGCTGCAGGTGCTACAGCCAACTCTACTGACGTTCAGCTTCGTGATCGTCTTACACACACCGGAACGCAGGCTATCAACACGGTCTCGGGGTTACAAACTGCGCTCGATTCGAAGGCACCACTTGCTTCACCAGCTCTGACAGGTGTACCAACTGCGCCAACTGCAACTGCAGGTACGAACACGACCCAAGTCGCAACAACGGAGTTTGTGACATCTATTGCAGTAACAAAGTCAGATGTTGGGCACTCGCACACAATTGCTAACGTAACCAATCTCCAATCATCGCTCGATTCGAAGGCACCACTTGCTTCACCAGCTCTGACCGGTGTACCAACTGCGCCAACTGCAACTGCAGGTACGAACACGACCCAAGTCGCAACAACGGAGTTTGTTACGGCCGCAACTGGCGCTAAGGCGAATGCTGTTCACACACATTCAATTACTGATGTTGCAAACCTGCAGCCTACTCTTGAGACCCTGGCGCCACTCGCATCTCCAGCATTTGTTGGTATTCCTGCTGTTCCTACAGCTGTTGCTGGTACAAGCACCACTCAGGCTGCTTCTACCGCGTTTGTTGCGTCAGCAATGTCAACGCATGAATCTGCAATTGACCCGCACCCTCAGTACACTACAACAGCTGAAGCTTCAGCTGCCGCTCCAGTACAAAGTGTAGCCGGTAAAACTGGCGTAGTTGCACTTGTTAAAGCTGATGTCGGGCTAGGCAGCGTCGATAACACGGCTGACTTGGCAAAGAACGTCCTCAGTGCGTCAAAGCTCACAAATGCACGCACAATTTCAGCGACCGGCGATGCCACTTGGTCAGTCTCCTTTGATGGATCTGCTAACGCAACAGCTGCACTTGCTTTTTCGAATAGCGGTGTTACTGCTGGTACTTATAACACTTCCGCAACTACAGTTACTCCATTCACCGTAGATGCTAAGGGCCGTGTTACTGGAACTGACGCTGCTGTGACCATCACACCGGCTTGGTCAAGTATTACAGGTAAGCCAACTACGTTGGGTGGGTACGGTATTACTGACGCATTGGGCCTGGCTGGTGGTACGCTAACAGGTGCTCTAAACCTTCCATCTAATGGCTTGAACGTCGGATCTGGCCAGCTTACTGTATCTGGTGGCAACGTATCAGCATCAGGGACAGTAACAGCTGTCAATGTTAATGCAACCACATCTGCTCGTGTTGGTGGAACCGGCGCAATCGCGAATACTACGTTCTATGTCCAAGGAACTGTCGCGCAAAATGTCACTGCGGTTGCGGCAACTGACATTGCTTGGAATGCTGGTAACTACTTCACGAAGACAATTACTGGAGCCACCACATTCACATTTAGTAGTTTCCCAGCATCTGGGTTTGTGATGTTGACTTTGAAGTTGACGAATGGCGGCGTAGGTGCGATTACTTGGCCTGCGTCTGTGAAGTGGCCTGGCGGCACTATGCCAACACTAACAACAGCTGGTGTCGACATCATCAACCTCTTTACCGACGACGGTGGTGTCACGGTGTACGGTATCCTTGCTGGCAAAGGAATGGCATAATGTTTAATCAACAACTACTATCTCCTGATGCGTCTCTTGGCAATGAAGGACCACCCGTTATCAACCCTTCTGATGTCATTCTGTATTTGCCGTTTACTGCCAATACTAATGATAGCGGGTACTATACGCTACCGTCTACACTGTACGTAGCTGGGTATCCACCTGTGCTGACTAGTGGCTGGATGCGTTTTAGCACCACGGGTGGCAACGCCAACGGCGGTGAATTCCAGTATGGCTTGGTGTTCAATCACCCAATATTCAACGTCATTTCCAACACCACTTCTGATTTCACCATTGAGTTCAACATCCGAGTTCAAATCAAGACAACCACCACGATCTCAGCTGCACAAGCTTTGAAAGTCTTCCCGTTCTCGTTCGTAGGTGCAGCCACAAATGCAAACCCCGATCATGTATTGGGTGAGCAGCTTGAACTTGGTATGACTTTGGGGTCGCACCAGGCTCCAGGTGGGTTCGGGTTTGGCGTGGGTGCAGCTGGTTCTACAATAGGTGTCGCCGCCATATGTACTACCGACGATCCGGCCCCCGACAGCTACGTCAATAGAGGCATTCCTGCTATCCCGGCCACCAACACCGCCGCCGATGTCTGGGGCCCGCACTACATGGCCATTGTTCGAAAGAACGGAGTGGTCACATATTTCATCAACGGCCAAAAGGTGAACACTGAGTTTGTTGTTGATGAAGATGGAAGCGGTGAGAACAATCCCGCCTCCACTTGGACTTGGAGCAATTTTGGTTTGGACATACAAACCCAAGGCACCACGCCCGGAGATAATGGGGATGGGACAATTAGTGGTGCGCCAGAACCGATGGCTGAGGGTCAGCCCATAAATGGTGGGGGTGCTTTAACAACTCCCGTCACTGCGAAGAATGGGCTTTTCGTTGGCTGTTGCTTCACGTACTCGAACTTTGGTCTTGATGATCACCTGTACTTGCGTCACTTCCGAGTGACAACCAAGGCAAGGTACACCGACGACTATATACCTGAAGCCATTTACAGTAATCTAGTTTACCCAGCCTAACTAATTGAGGAATCAAAAGTGAACATCAACCTTAGAGAACTTAAGTGCCCTCTGACATTTGAGCGGTATGTTCGAGACGGCGGCTGGTGCGCATCACCATTCCTGCAGTTAACCATTCAGATGGTCGAATTTTGGTCTGTTCGCGGATATGAGTTCAAATTTAGTAGAATTGGTCCATTGATGTTTAAGAATGATCAGCGGCTATTCCTAATTACGACTGGATACGCCCCGCCATCAAGATACAACATTCCTCTAAGTGATCGCGCTACAAACTACATTCACTTCATTGATCTTGATGGAAACCCTTTCTTCCAAACTCATGCATCGAAGCAAGAGCGGTTTATAGAGTTTGCCTTTGAATACTTCAAAGAGACACTCGAACAGTTTCCACCAACAGAGGAAGAACTTGAAAAGCTTTATGCTGCAGCAAAGTTTGGGAATCAGGGCTTCATCGGTAGGATCCCATACCTCGATATAGATGGAGATGCTCCTATTGAAGAAAGTATCTAAATTACAGGTCCGGGCAACCCGCAAATTTGTTGTGTGTCTAGGGCTTAAATAGACTGAAACACTTAACTTAACAGAGAAATAAGCATGACACTACTACCACCACCACTTCAACCATCAAAGAGCTTTACTCGTAGCTACGAGCAATACGTAGAAAATCAAGGATGGTGCTCATCTGCGTTCTTAGGCGTATGTATGGCTATGGTTGAATTCTGGAACAAGCGAGGCGTCATTACTAAGTTTGGTAGAGCTGGTCTATTGTCCACCCTAAATGGCGAACCAAAGGCGATTGCCACTACTGGCTACACCCCTCCTGCCCCATTTGGTGGTCTTCCTCCAATGACGGATCGTTCTCATAACTACGTACACATGCTGTTACCGGACGGCACGCCAGTTGCTCGTGTTCATATTCATGAGCAGGAGAACCTGGTCAAATGGTTTGAGGAGTTGTACGCTGACTTACTGGAAGCACAACCTTATACGCAAGAAGAGCGTGAAACAATGGACAAGGCAATTGCCGCGGGTAATCAGACCTACAAGTAAGAGTTGCTAATTCCTAGACAGGGGCAAAAATAAATTTTTGCCCCTGTCTCGTTTAATTCACGCGCTGAGACTTACTTGAAATTTCAGGTTAACAAGCAATGATTGTAAATACCTAACATCTTATTCTGATAGACGGAGCTTACTATGCTATATGACGGCATTTCACTGACTGAAAACGCATCTATTCAAAACGCGACCATTGATCATGGTACAGTTTTCCCCATTGACACATCTGTGGGTGAACTCTTTTTCCGTTCAGATCTGAACAAAATGTTCGTGCATAATGGTAGCGCATGGGAGGAAGTTGGAGCAACCCTAAACGCATCAACTATTGCAGGGGCTCTCGGATACACACCAGCAAGTCTTGATGAATCTAACAAGGTTCCATTAGCCCAGCTACCAGCAGTCGCTATTACTGACACTTTTGTTGTATCAAGCCAGGCTGCAATGCTTGCGCTATCTGCTCAAACTGGTGATATTGCAATCCGAACAGATCTCAACAAGACGTACATCCTTCAAGGATCAGCTGCAGCAACGCTTGCTAATTGGAAGGAACTTCTCGTATCTCCTTCTGCCACGGCTGCAGGCACACATACGCAGATCCAGTTCAACAACTCTGGTGTGCTTGGTGCATCTCCACACTTCACATACAACTACTTGACCGGTACTCTAGTTCTTGGATCAGCTTTTACAACAGCTGGTACCATTGTACCGTCCGACGGTCATAGTAGCATCGTAATTAGCGGTGGATCGCCTGCATACAATGAAGGCGGAATCGCTGGCGGTGTCACTATTTATGGCGGTTCTGGTGTTAACAATGGTTCACAAGGTGACAGTTCATTCTGGGGCGCAGTTGGAGGCACTTTGACGTTGGCTGCTGGTAACGGTGGATCCAACGGTAGCGGCAAAGCTGGCTCTGGTGGCAACATTGTCATTTCGGGCGGGTTGCGTGGTACTATTGGCGGTGGCGGTTCTGCTGGCTACATCATTCAGTCTACGAACAACGTTGAGCGGTTCCGCATTAATCCAAATGGTTCTTGGTCCATTGGCGTTGGCGGCACCTTAGTTGGAACAGCAGGTCAGGTGCTTACCTCTAATGGAGACGCGCCTCCAACATGGGCGACCCCATCAGGTGGCTCAATTCCAGCAGGATATTCTGAAGGGACATCAGCAATTACCGCAACGGCAACTACAACGGTAAACTGCGCAACGTCGAACAACTTCCTAGTTGCCATGTCTGCTAATATCACTTCATTGTTGTTTAGCAACATTCCTGCTTCTGGTAATTTGTACAGTGTGACATTGTTCCTAAACTATACTGGTGCTTTCACTATCACCTGGCCAGCATCGCTAAAGTGGTCTGGTGGTGCAGCTCCAACATTGACGTCTTCGGCTAACAAAACAGACATCATCACGCTAACTACTCGCGATGGCGGCGTAACGTGGTATGGCTTCCCTGCTGGTCTGAACTTCTAAGGAGATTTTAATGTTTGCACTTCGTAGTAGTCTAAGCGCAAAACGGGCACTGCCCGTTTTGTCACCATACGCGTATCTAGTAGTTGGTGGCGGTGGTTCAGGTTCTGGGTGTGGCACCAATGTTGGGGGCGGGGGCGGTGGTGCCGGTGGTATGCTGCAGGGAAATCTTGCAACGGTGCTGGCACCTGGTGATGTAATTGTGATTACCGTTGGTGGCGGTGGCGGTGGTAATCGCCCTCTAAACCAATGGGGCATTCAAGGTGGTAACTCGGTAATTGCCGTAAAGCGATTGGATGGAACACAAACCTTACAAACTATTGAAACCATTACTGCCGCTGGTGGCGGACGAGGCGGTACTTCCCCTGGAAGTGGTGGCACTGGTGGCTCTGGCGGTGGCCACTCCGGCTCAGGTGGAACTCTAGGCCAAGGCACTTCTGGTCAAGGTTTCGCTGGCGCTGCAGGTACTGGCGCATATGGCAGTACTACTTGCTTGGGCGGCGGTGGCGGTGGCGCGTATGCATCGGCATTTAGTGGTTCTAATAAAGCCGGTTTTGGTCGAATTGCAGCCATTAATGGTCTACCATATGCCGTTGGCGGTGCCGGTGGGTTGACCAATGGAACAGGCATTGGCGTTGCTGGTGCCGCTAACACAGGTAATGGTGGCGCCGGTGCTGCAGGTAACGGCGGTACTAGCGGTGCAGGTGGGTCAGGGCAAGTGGTTCTTGCAATCCCAACTGAGAGCTATACTGCATCATTTGTTGACGCTGTTTCACCACCAGTAGTGACAATCAGCGGAAATTATACCATCCTCACGTTCAACGCGTCAAACGCTGGGTACAACGTGTAAAGTTCAGTTAGAACCTGGGAGTGGAAGACGCTCCCAGGGCTAACAATTATAATAGTGTTCATATGCCCTATTTCCATAAGGCGGGCAATGAACACAGAACGAATTTGGTATAAGGCTAAGTTGCTTCCTGCAGCTCAGTCAATTTTTACAGAAGGCTTCTACCCAGAGGCCAAGAAGCGTACGGGTTCACAGTATGTGTACTTTACACAGGTGGACCCGACACCGACTAACTCAAAGGTTTTGATCGCTTCTAGATTGGCTGAGAACTCTTTTCGCATGATGACGCTTGAGTTGGCGAAGCATTTCCTTGAGCCACAGGAAAAAGCTACCAAGGCAGAAATGCAGAAGTTAAACGAGCTGAGTTCTTTTCTTGAGCGAAATATCTGAGTCCTAGTTAATCATCAAGTTTTAACCGACGTAAAGCATGGTGCGCTTTCATTTTTTCAGCGTGTCGCGCTTTACGCTCGTCTGTCCAGGCCGCTTTCCCGCTTGCGGACATTTTAGTTCGAACTTCATTTGTGAGTGAAGCTTCAACGCCTTCAGCAATTTTCATCTTTTGTTCTTCTGACATCGGCTTACCACGGTTACCAGAACCGAGTTTTTCGCGAGTGCTTTCACTCATATTTGCGAGACGAGCGGTAGCAGATTTTATAATTGCTTCTGGGGCCTTGGGTTTCCCTGTGTTGCTCTTTGAAATCTTAGCTTTAGTTTCTTCTTTGTGCTTCCTTCCAGTTTGACTTTGAGACATCTTAGCTCTAGTATCTTGAGAGATCTGCGGTTTTGCCTTCCCTGACGCGGACATCTTAGCTCTGGTTTCATCTGATATCACTCTATTTTTAAGTCGCGCAATACCAGATTCAGTGATCATTCCACCTTCACCACCAGGTCGAAGGTTCATACATGAAGTGTCCTCTTTCCACCTATCACCAATTAGCTCTTGTTCTCTAATTCTAAGCTCAGCGCGAGATGGAAGAAACTCAAGAATCTCTTTAGCGTGCTTATCCTTACCATGCTTTTTAATTGACTTCCAAAGCAGTTGTCCTGAACCAAAGTAGCCGTCATCTAGATTATCGGTAGAATGAAGACCAATGTAGTATTTGCCGTCTTGGCGTGTAATTTTGTAGATGTAGTGAAATTTTCGCTTGTCTGCACGTGTCATGAAGTTTCCTATGTGTGATGCAGTATTTAGCAAAAATGTTCCGATACGCCATTTGTTTTTGGATCTGGAGGATACAGTAATTACACCCGTTATGGACGGGTGGTTCAACACCCACGTGATCAACATCGAGAAGGTGAAAGCTTTCATTGATGAATTCAAGCCAGACCAAGTACACATCTTTTCGTTTGCGGTGTGGAACGAGCAAGAGCTGCTACGATTCAATATGGGCACACGTCCAATGCTTGAAAAGAGCCTTGGCGTTAAGCTTGGCGCAGTCCCAACGGTTGATGGTGAAATCATTCCCGCTGCTTGCAATGTCATGCGGTTGAGCCCAGAGGCCGTTGATTTTCAAGAGATGTCAAATTTCTGGGGCAAGCATGAAGCGTTCCGCCTGAACATGCGTAACAAATTCAAGAACGTCAAAGCGCATAATATTGAGGTGGAAGTAGTGTTGCTTGATGATGCGGTCATCAATGAGGAATTTTTCTGGCCTGACCTTGGAGTTCGAGGTCGCATTATCAACATCGACACGATGCCAGAGCCAAATGCTAATTGATGAATATTACGTTGGCCACCGACCACGGCTGTGGGAAGAACAGACATCCATAACGTTTACCCCGCCAAAAAATCCACCTGAGAATTTTTCTATGCCAAATAACCCAATTTTCCAACCACTAGACCCTGTCGCTCCATCGCGTGAGCAATTAGTAACTGCCATCAGTGGTGGCCGAGTACATGTCATTTTCGAAGCTGCTGATGGCTCGGTGAAAGATATGATTTGCACCACCAATGAGGCACTCATTCCGGTGGATAAGCGCCCCAAGCCTACAACGTCTTTACGCGAAGTAGCGTTTACGTCCAATTTGACAGCCTCAAAGAAACAAGAAGATCCGAACTTGATTCGCGTCTTTGCTGTTGATCGTGATGCGTGGCGGTCATTCCGTGTAGAGCGTGTTATCCGATTTACCCCTGTATCCTAACTTCAAAGGAACCTTATGGACATTCGCTCCTTTATGCTCACTACTGGGCAAGAACTTGTTGCTGAGCTCATTGATTTCACAGACGCTGAAACCTATGTCATCAAGAACCCGCTGATCGCGCATATGATGCGCGGCCCAGATGGAGCACCACAACTAGGGTTTGCTCCTTGGTCTATGATTAACCAAGAT